AGAGATTGACCGTTCACAATTTGCAAGCTCCCAGGATTTGGCGGATTACTTAAAGCAAGTATTGAGAGATTGCGACGACGTGACGGGACGCGGTAGTCACTCATATACCTGTAATAGTGAATTATCAAGGTTATGGGTATCGCAAAATTTTGAGCTATTGGCTGAGGCTCTGGACAATAGCGGCTATAGCTTAAATGGTGTATTAGATACAATATACAGCGGTGCCGATGCCCTGGACGTGGTTATAAGATGTTATTTATTAGATGATGCGATAGATTTGGTATGCAGTGAAGATATAGAGGACGAAAGAAGGTAAATATATGTTAATTAAGGTTACTAAGAAATCATTAGAATTTTACGGACGCAATATTGTATATGTAGGTAATGGGGTTTTAGATCATTTATTAGCGTATTATACACGTTTCGCATATAATGCGGGGATGTTTCACAATTGGGACGCTTTCAATATATATGGGGTTATAATCGTGGTAGGTGGTCGCAATTTACCAGGTCGACCGGCTGAGGGTGCGGCAGAGTACGGAAAAAAGGCGAACGCGATTTTTAAAGATAATTATATATCATGGCAAGAACGACAGGAAAAAATCGAACAATTATTATATGAGTTTTGCAAGCTTAACGGCGGATTTTAAGGGGTATATATGTATAATTTAGAGTTTATAAAAGACGGTAAGGAATATAAGAAAGTCGATAAAAGAGTTGCAAGAAAATTATTTGACGCGGGCGGGGTTGTGTACCTTGCCCCATGCAAAGCGAACCCATGCTCGGATTGGGTCGGACTGATTGACATACGCAAAGAGTCGGCGGCGTTTGATACTGTGATAAATAAATTTGAATATTATAACTGTAATACAGAGTTGGGCAAGCGTGCCGCGTATTATGTAGAAAGCTGAGGTATAAAAATGATTAGTAAGTTTAATGCACTTTGTAAAGAGTACCGCGAAAATAAAAGGCTTATAGAGGAATTGGAGGCACTCCAGGACGTTATTAAGTCCGATATATTGGACATTATGGGGGATAGAGACATATTAGTAGATGGGGCGGACAAGGTGACATATAAAGAGATTGAGTCCCGCCGCTTGGATTCTAACCGCTTGAAAAAGGAAGAGCCGGCGACATATGACAAGTATAGCACATTGACAAGTTATAAAAGATTTTCAGTATATTAAGTTTAGGAAGGTATTATATTATGTATAGAGATAGGAAGACATCGCAAGCGGTAGGAAATGGAATCATTACTGTTTTAAAAGTTATAGGCATTATTATAGCCTTACCGATTTACATACTTGTAGAATTATCGAAAATGCAGAAATAAAAATTGAATATTGAGATATTAAGCCACTGTAAAAGGTGGCTTTTTTATTGCGTTGATGTGTGCCGATGTGTGCCCCCTGGGATGTATAGCCCTTGTATATAGCCCCCCCGGGGGGATAGCTTGTCACCATCGCAGCCCTGGGGAATGTGGTGAGTACCCCAAAATTACAAAAGGCGTCAAGAAAACACTTGACATACATCTAATCACATAATACAATCACTATGGAGGTAAATATGAATGGTCGTGAAATAATAAAAGCCATTATGGAGCAGCGTGGTATATCAAATATCGAATATGCTAAAGAACTTGGCATAACTAGGGCAGCCATTTGGGATAGACTTGACACACAAAAATCAAGGAAGGACATACCTGTATCAATGTTGTCCTCAATGGCTAAGGTACTGGGGTATAAGGTCGTGATAGTACCTATGGGGGTTAAGATAAAAAGTGGATATGTTGTTGATAACTAGGGAGGTGTGGTATGGATGAATTTGAGATTATCAAGCATATAATGATGCTAAACGATATAACATATGATGATTTGTCTGATAGAATGGGATATAAGTCAAAATCCGGTGCATATAAGACATTAAACGGTAGTCATATGTATGTTGATACCTTTGGTAGATACTTGAAAAAATTGGGTTATGAACTGGTAGTAAGGAAGAGTGAGAGTGATACTAAAGAGGAGTATATAGTCACTGAAGATAGTTACCCTTCGCCACTTAGGTTTCACGATATGGAGTTGGGATTAGATAGAATATTAAAGTAATGGGGGATTGGTTATGAAGTTATTATTACAAACGATAGGGTGTACTATTGTAGTATTTGCAGTACTTATAATAGTTGCTTTAATTTATGGTAGTGCTACGAGTACACAGGGTGTATCGGTACAGCGTGTAAATCAAGCTAAAAGCAATCAAGTTGAGACAAGTGTGAGTGAGACGGAGTCAGAAGGGATGGTTATAGCTGATAATAATTATTTTAAAGCAACATATCAAGGTATTAGTGAGAGTTTTGGATTTTATTATATGAATCTTAAATTTGAAAACAAGACCGATGGTGAGATAACAGTGGTACCTATGGAGTCTTCAGTGGATGATACAATGGTTATGTTTGCCACAGGAGTTCCGTCCACAATGCAGGCACACAAATCATATAATGCCGCGATAATGATAGGTTCCAACGAGCCTAAAAACAATATAGAGTTCAAATTATCGGCAATGGATGGGAATTGGAGTGAGTTATTCACAACAGATACAATAAAAATAGATTAGTAGATTAGTAGATTAGTATAGAGTGCGTTATCGCAAAGGGAATATCCCAATGTGGTAACGCTTTTTTAATGTTTTTTGGTGAAAGGAAAAAATGAGAGAGTTACTTGAAAAAATTTTCGAAAAAATAAAAAGGCACCCTAAGGATATATTAGGGTATGAAGATTTATACCATGTGTGTCTATCAAATATTGGCGAAGATAATAACTTGGCGATTGAGTATTTAAAGAAATTATCAGATACCATAGAGGAGGTAATGCCTAAGTTAGATGATATAGAGTTATTGCAGAAGCTGTTCGGACTACACAAGAAGGTGTTGCTTGGTGCAGCTCCTTATGATTTTGAAAGCTATATACTGTACATAGAGTGGGAAAGAGAACCCGATAAGAAGTTTTATCCGCCAAGAAGGAAAGTATTAAGACAAGTGGTAAATGCTTTACAGGAGTTGGCAGATGATAAGTTGGATTTACTTGCTGTGTCATTACCACCTGGTGCAGGAAAAAGTACCCTTGCTATATTTTTCTTAACATGGCTTGCAGGGAAGAGGCCGAACGAACCTAAGCTTACAGGTAGTCATTCTAATGCATTTATACGAGGTGTGTATGATGAGTGCTTAAGAATATTGGAAACAAACGGTGAGTATTTATGGCATGATGTTTTCCCTATGGTAAATGTATCAAGTACAAATGCTAAGGATTGTAGAATTGATGTAGATAAAAGACAGAGATTTGAGACATTGGAGTTTACATCAATTGGAACAGGTAATGCGGGATTATACCGAGCATCTGATTTACTTTACTGTGACGATTTGGTAAGTGGTATCGAAGTGGCTCTATCTAAGGAGAGATTGGATAAGCTTTGGGAAACCTATACCACTGACTTAAGACAGAGAAAAATAGGTAACCATTGTAAGGAGCTGCACATCGCTACAAGATGGTCTGTACATGATGTAATCGGTAGACTGGAAAGTCAGTACGGTAATTCGGATCGGGCGAAGTTTATAGTAATACCGGCTATGAATAAAGACGATGAATCGAATTTTGATTACGATTATGGAGTAGGCTTCACGACTGAATTTTATCGCGAACAAAGGGATATTATGGATGATGCAAGCTGGAGAGCATTGTACATGAATGAACCTATAGAGCGTGAAGGACTTCTTTACAATTCTGATGAATTACAGAGATATTTTGAACTACCTGACAGCGACCCTGATGCAGTGATTGCAGTTTGTGATACAAAAGACCGAGGAACAGATTATTGTGTAATGCCGATTGTATATCAATACGGTCAACGGTTCTTTATAGAGGATTTTGTGTGTGATAACAGCAACCCCGATATTGTGGAAGCTCGGCTTGTAGAAAGGCTGTTGAAACATCATGTCCATTCGGCTCAGTTTGAGTCGAACTCAGCAGGAGGTAGAGTTGCCCAAAAGGTGCAAGACGAGGTGAGAGAAAAAGGTGGAATTACGAAAATAACAACGAAATTCACAACCGCCAACAAAGAAACTCGTATCATTGTGTCATCGGGATATGCGAAAGAACACTTTTTATTCAAGGATGAAAACTACTGTAAGGAGCATAAAGAGTATAAAAAAGCTATGGATATGCTCTGCGGTTATACAATGGCAGGGAAAAACAAAAATGATGATGTGCCGGACGCAATCGCAATGATGGTGGATTACATCGACCGTTTGAGAGTGTCTAAGGTTGAGGTTTTTGCTCGTCCATGGTAATTATCGATGACTCCCCTTTGATAAACTACTATAATAATTATAGGAGGTGTTTCAATGTACACAGTTTATTGTCATGTTTTTCCTAATGGGAAAAAATACATCGGATTGACTCGGACAAGTGTCGAAAGACGATGGGGACACGGTTGGAATTATAAAACTTGTCCTCTTCTCTTTCGAGCCATTAAGAAATATGGTTGGAAAAGTGTTGAACACATCATTCTCTCAGAGGTTTCTTCTCTCGAAGAAGCTGAACAGAAAGAGCGAGAATTTATCAGCACATATAAAACGCAAGATCCTTCTTTCGGCTACAATATACTTCCGGGAGGAGATGTTTCTGATAATTGTGCAAATGAGGAAATGCGGTATAAACTTGGAAATGGTTG